ATGGAGCTCCGGCGCCAGCTGCTGGGCTACAAGCTAGATGACAAGAAGCTGGAAACCGATGCCGTAATGGCACTGGCGCTGTCGGTGAGGCACGCGACCAGAAACCCTTCGAACCCGGTGACGAAGCCTGTGTTCAGCTATTTTGGGGAGATTGCAAATGCCTAAAGACAAACTAAAGATGACCTCTGGGTCGTTTGTGAACGGGAAGGAAGTTCCTTCCATGATCACAACCGATCCTAACGTCGTCACTCCGGGTAACATCCAGGGTATCAAGAAAGCTATCGAGACAGCCCGCAAGGAGATCCGCGGCCAGAAGACCACAGCAGTTGCTGCCCCTGGCACACCGATCAAGACTGAGCTTACACCAGCCGCCACGAAGGGCCGTAAGGCAAACGCACTCCCCAGCGCAGTTGCCAATGGACGCACGAAGAAGGCTGGATCAGGCCGCACCATCAACGATGCAGTCATCTCTGGTGGAAAGGTCCGCGTTGCCAAGATCAATCCAAAGTTCGACCGACTGCAGGCCCTCACCGCCGAGCAGAAGAAGGGCATGTCCCTTGAGCGCCAGCGCCTAAACCAGATCGGAGAGGTAGCTGAGGAAAACGAAGACTACCTGCTCGCTCTCGAGGCGATGAACCGAAAGCAGATGGTTGAGCCTGAGCAGAACCGCATGCGCGCAATCTACCGACGCTACGACCACTACTTCCATCCTAACACCTTTACCCTTGGTGGCGCAGATCACTGGGCAGAAGACCCAAGCGCACGGCTCTCAGGGCGCTCGCACGTGTCGGTCAACCTGCACGCCTCCTACGTCCAGATCCCAGCTTCACTGCAGGCTGTAACCCCTGTTATTAACTACGTACCAACGGGCCCTACCGAAGGCGAGCGAAACCAGGCCTCACGCAGAGAGCGCCTCATGTACGCATGGTGGGACGCGAACGATATGGATCTCAAGCTTGAAGAGGCGGCTCTTCTTAAGGCCCTGTACGGCAACACCGCAGCCAAGGTCTTCTGGGATCCGATCAAGAAGATGCCACGAATCCAGATCGTTGACACCCCAGAGAACCTTTACCTTGGATACGGTAGCTCTGACTACACCCGTGTAGACTGGGCTCTGTACAGCTACGGCCTGTCCCCACAGGCTGTGCTCGAGGAGTGGGGCGTTGACGTTGTGCCGGTTCGAGAAGGCAACCAGTGGTTCCCATACACTTCGTCCAGCACGCATGACGACCCAATCGCCAGCATCTACCTAAACAGCTATCACAGAGATCCAATCCGATACCAGACTGCCTATGACCAGATGAAGATTGAGGTCATGGACTATTGGTACAAGCACCCCACCACCCCAGGCAAGCCACCGCTCGTGTGCAATGCCCTCATCGTCGGCAATACCGTCGTGAAGCGCACTGAGCATCCGGAGCTTGAGGGGATCATCCCTTACATCATGCTCCGGAACAGCATGATCCCAGGAAGCCCATACGGCAAGCCTGAGCTGTACGACATTGAGCAACTCCTCCGGGAGAAGGACGAGAAGATCACGGCGCAAGCCCAGATGATCCACTCCGTAGTTGGCGGTCAGATGTGGCAGCTCACTGGCGCTGAGGCTCCCGATGAGGTACCGGCCAACGCCATCCCGAAGCCAAACCAGGTCGCTACCCCTGGGGCCGGTAACCGCATTGAATCCATCAACCCATTCATTCCTCAGTTCCAAGTAGAGGATTACAACAAGCGTATCGACCGTGAACTTGCAGTCGCCTCTGGCTTGAACGATCTTCTACTTGGACTTGCTCCATCTAGCGTACTTGGCTCGAGCCGTGCGATTGCGCAGCTCATGGCCAACTACGAAGCTCGTATCTCCCCGAAGCGCAAGCTCCTCTACAGCTGGATCCAGCAGGTATGGGAAGTATGCGCACGCGTGTGGGAGAACAAGGATAAGGCAGTTGCCAACGTCATCGATGGCGAATACTCCATCATGTTGACACCGCCAGAACTTACCCCACGAGATACCATCGAGCTTGCTCAGACCGCCATTAACCTGGTGCAGAACCGACTCTGGTCGGCAGAGCGTGCGATGGATCGCATGGGCGTAAGCGACCCAGAGGGCGAGAAGGACCTGATCCGCGACGAGCAGACAGACGCCACGCTCAACCCAGCTGCGGTACAGACGATGGGTGCGCTCATCCAGATGTTCTCCCAGATGCAGCAGCAGGCCCCTGAGGCAGCTCAGCAGCAGGCAGCGGCAGGCCAGGCGAGCGCAATGGAAGCAATGGCTAGCATGAACCCACCACAGGGAGGCATGCCAATGCTCAACTCCCCAACCGATGGCGGCGTACCGCCACAAGAGGCTCTACCCCAGAACGCGCAAGAGGGCGGAGCAGATCTAATGTCAATGCTTCAAACAATGCAGGGAGGTAATGAATAATGGCCCGACGTGGTAGCTTCGGCAGATCAGGCACAACGCAGAACCTTTCTGTACTCGTGTACCAGCTGGTCAAGGAGCAGATGAGTACCGAGATTACGAACATCCTAAACGCCTACGAAACCAACATGAAGGATGGCAGATACACTAGCCAGTTCAATGGTCAGAACGTAGACGGAGAGTACGTAATGACGTACATGTCTCAGATGCTCGCTGGCTTCCCGCCTGGATCAACTGAGTACGAGACCCTTAACTCGCAGCTGTCAACATTCCGCTCACGATACCAGCGCGATGTGCAGAACCTTGTTATTGACTCCATGAACAATGGTACCCAGATCGACTTCGGCCTTCTAGGCCCGGCGTTCTCCAATAAGGGGATCGCAGAGGTCGAGCTTTCCGATGTCCGTAACTGGGCAGATGGAGAGATTGCCAACCTTCTCGATAGCGGAGATAGTGCCCAAGCAGACAAGATCAAGGGCGCAGTCTTCGTTGCCGGGTTCAATGTTGAGAACGACGGCAAGGTTGCCGCTGTCAACAACGAAAGCATGACTAGAGGGCAGTACAACAACTGGCTGAAGGGCCAGCTGCAGGGGGCTCTCGACGCTGGCTACACAAAGGACAGCGAAGCATACCGCGGTATTCTCAAGCTACAGGCTGAGGCTGCGAAGAACGCTAAGTCTGAAGGCGAAGGCAAGGCAGCTGAGGCAGTTATTAAGAAGTTCAACGCCGTCAAGAGTGCGCTGAACGAGAAGGCCAGAGACATGCTCCAGGCATACGCTGATGCCAATGGTGTCAACATGGCAGAGATCAACGCGCTCATTGGACAGGCTAAGGGTGATTTTAAATACTACGAAACGATGCAGACTCTCGCTGGGCAGATTGGCAAAGGCGGGGAGTACGACGGATTCTACGGCGACGTAACAAGATTTGCTGGTGACCAGCTACTTTCTGAGTTTAACGCTCTTGTTGTCGGTAGCCAGTCTGAGCTCATTGACCTTAGGGAGAATGGCCTAGGCGGCCTGTCTGAAGAAGATAGGATCAAGATCAAGGGTGACCTTGATGGCGAGATCGCCACGGGCAATGCGTACGTCTCACAAAGCGGTATCCCGTTTAGCGCCGGCGGAAGCCTGAGCGCACTTGACTCTTTGTATACAGGCCTAAGTTCTGCTGGCGTGTACTTCAGAACTGACGGCTCAACCAAGATTGGAGAGGGCGGACACCCAGAGGCTGTGTTTGCAGTCATGAAAGAGTTTGGAGACAAACTTGGTGACGTCGAAGGATATTCCCTGCTTAAGTCACTTGCCAAGGGTGATATCCCTGTCACCCTCATCGAGGGCTTTGGCAGCGAGCTCATCAAAGACAACAACCCACCTGACGGTGTAATCAGTGCAGCCGAATGGAAGTCTGCATTCGAGAGCGGACTATCAAGAGACACGTTTGCCAACATCGAGGAGGCAGCAGCGACGAAGGCGGCCACGCTCGTAATGCCATCAGTCGGCGGCTCTGCTACGATCTCGCCAAAGAGTTTGGTAAAGGTTGTGCTTGGCGCCCACATGAGCAACTACATGCTGGCTAACGGCGGCCAAGTTGTTATGCGGTCAACCGGCATGGTAACGATCAGCGATAACTCCTCGCCAGCTGGCCCGCTTGCGCGTCCTGCCCTGATCAAAGTTGGTGGCAAGACTTACGGCGGTATCAGTGAGCCAATGATCATTAGCTCGGTTAACGAGGGATCGCAAGAGGCCACGGACTGGGCAGCTGCCAACACCAACATGACGATCAACGTCTACAGAACTGGCGGACCAGGGGACAAAAACGCTGGCATCTACGTCAGCATCGCTGGCGGCCTAGAGGGCCCTAATGGCAAGGCGCCAAACGGCATTATCATCCCTTACGACAAGTTCAAGCGATGGATGCGTGACGTTGCAGGCGTCGACATTGACGACAGAACCTTCATGGTTCCGAACTCGCAAGAGCCTGCCATGATCAGGGTTTCTTCAACAGACAGGGCAACCGCTGAAGGGATTGACTTCAACAAAGCGCTTGCCGGGATCACGAACCCAGACAGTGAATACTTCATTGGTCGGTCCACTACTGGCAAGGGAGCAGGCATCATGCAGCTCACCGAGGCTGGGGTCACTTCCCTCCAAGATCCTGGCTTCATCACTGACCCAAGCAATGTCAAGGGCGCTATTGATGAGGCATTTAAGAATCCGGCAGACATCTTCTCTAGGGCTACTGCGTATGCAAACGCAAGAGGCGAGCAGGTAACTCAGAAGGACTTGATCAAAGCGGTATATGCCAGCATCCCTGGCATTCCCACGACGTACAACATGGATCTCCAGGCTGAACAGTTTGGTAAGTTCGGTGACGTCGGCGCAAGGATTACATCCCTGTTCCCAAATATTAAGGCCGGAGCTCCAGTGATTCCGAAGGGTGAGGGGACTGTCCCTGGGACAACGTACCCTTCACCAGTTATCCCAGACAGTCCGATCCCAGCGTGGGCGCAAAACCAGGGGACTGGCAAAAGTGTTAGCCCGATGGAAGACAAGTACGGCAAGCCTAAGCCATTGACCCCAGCCCCATCTGGCGGATCTGGCAAGAAGGATGGTGGAAGCCCATTTGGATTCCTAGGGGAAGTGTTCCGAAATATCCCAAATATCTTCGAGCCCCCGAAGGTCGGTGGTACGAAGCCAGCCGAAACGAAGCCTGTGACAGCCAAGCCAAAGGAGACCAAGCCAGTGTCGTACTCGCTCACTCCTAGAAATAGACCGCCTGGAACCGGAGGTAACGTTTAATGCCACTGTACTACGATGATCCGCCACGGAAGCTACCCGGCACTGAGGTAAGTACCAGGGATCTTCGGATTAATCTTGACATTGGCGGAGATCAGAAGGTAAAGGATCTGCGACCAGACGAGCAGCTGTTCGCTGCGATGGGCGGAGCAGTGACCGATACAATCAAGACAGGTATCTCCATTGGCAGCAAGCTACCCATCCTCCCTGATGCGGTAAAGCTGGTTGCCGATAGCCCAGTTGGCTGGGCGATTGGCAAGGGTCTTGAAGCCCTGCAGCTTTCCTCTAACATCGTAAGCACTGGTGGGGCATTCCTGCGCAAGGCGGTAACCCGCAAGGAAGATCTTCCAGCGGACATCCAAAGAATGATTAACTCCGGCGCTGACGAGATGGACGTTCTTGCTTACATGGTCAAGACGCAGCGGGCATGGAGCGACTCCCCCGAGGCCAACCTTGTCTTCAGCCTCCTGACAGATCCACTCACATACACACCTGCGGTACTTGGAAAAGTTGGCATGCTCAAGCCCGCCGTTGGCGTGGCCACTGGCGTTGCAGGCGGCGTGGCTGGCGGAGCTACGGCTGGCCTCATGGGGCTTGGCCCTATCGGCGCAGTTGGCGGTGGTATTATCGGTGGCGTTGTCGGCGCAAGAAAAGCTAGCCAGTTTGCTGGCCGTGCCCTTGAGCGCGCAGGAAAGCTGCAGAGAGTCGAGCAAAGGGCAGCCCTAGCTGAAAAAGCAATAGTTCCAGCCGCAGCCCGCGAGGCCGTTGAGGTTATCCCTGCTTCTATCGAAAACGTTCCGGAAGCAGTGAAAATGCTGAAGAGTATCTTTAATAAACTTAAGACACCTGAGGGGAAGGCTGACGCAGCAAAACCTGGATTCATTGATCAGGTGTATGTAGATCTAGTTATTGGTCAGATGAAGAGAGCCGTTTTCACAAAGGGCAGCACAGCATCTCAAGAGGTCCGGGATGCCGTAAGTTTCTTCTTTGGGGAAAATCCGGTGCGTGAGGTAGAGCAGGCGGTAAAGAAGGCTGTCGACGCTGGAAAGATCACAAAGGAACAAGCCGCGGCAAGGATCCGACAAGTAGAAGCAGACGCCGCAAGGCATCAAGCCGTACTCGATGCGGAGTTTGGCCCAATCAGGGACCAAGTTCGAAAGGCCATCGACGACGCCCTTACCCCGCCTGCCGCACCACAGGTGCCCACAAAGGCGCCATCATCCTTTGGGAAAGAAGCAGAGATCGCCGCATTTGGCGGGCCGCTTACTACCTCAGAGAAACTTGCCATTAAGCTCAGCACGCCAAGGGGGATGAACCTTAGCGAGAGGCTCGCTGTTGGCCGACAGGCTACCCAGGCGATTGCCAAGGCGGAAAAGGTTCTGGAGGGGGCAACGGACCCAGGGGTTATCCAGGCTCAGAAGAAGATCATCTCTAACGCACAAGACGCAATGAAGGACATCAACGCCATTGACGAAGGGATTATCTACGGAACATACAGCGCCCTGAAGGCGATGACTGAGGGCGCAAGCGGGCCGATGAAGTACCTAGCCTCTGCCTTCACTGTACCTGCCCACATGCTTATGCAGAGAGAACTAGGTGGAGTTAGACTAAATGAGCGCGTTGCGCGGTACGGCGCCGGCATCTTCGGAGACGGCGTAACCTCTGCGTTCAACGAGCTTGTAGGAAGAGGCATCGCCAACTTCGGTATGATTGGCATGCAGAATGTCTTCCTTGGTAAGAACACATACAGAGCAACTAACGTAGCTGAGCGAATTGCCAAGGCGTACTTCGACGCCAAGCAAGATCTTCGAACACTAACCGGATCAGGCGCGGATGTTAGATTTACCCCACAGGAAATCATTGAGCAGATGCGTACAAACGTTTCTGCTGCAGCCAGCATGGGCGGTGACACTGGTATCGTCGGCATGTTCGACGCTACAAACCTTGACGAGCTTACAAAGCGTATCGAGTTCCTTTCTAACGTAGACCAGCAGGCTGCTGCGCTAACCCCTGGCCGTGGGACTATCCCACAGATTAAGGCTCTTGCTAACTACATTGAGAGCGAGATGAACATTGGTGACATCCAGGCTATCCGCCGAGCAAACCCGAACGCTCCGGCTGGTCAGGCGTTCGAGAAGACGTTTGTGTCTCAGATCAAAGAGTCTGGCGTGGAGGCGTTCCACCAAGCTGGAGTTGACCAGATCAAGAATCAAATGGTCAAGCTCACGTTCGAGGTGCGCAATAAGCAGGTTGCCAGGACCATGTTCGAACAGCATGCCAAGTCAGCCACTATTGCCCTTGGGCAGAAGTGGGATGAGGTTGCGGAGGCATGGCGCAGGACGTTTGAGGAGCGGTTCGGTAAGTTTTACGATGAGCGTGGCCTCCCGAAGAACGAGAAGGCTATCGATCAGGCAGCTGAAGAGATGCTATTCGTGCAGTCCATTGGCTACTCTGGCGCAAGCGAAGTCACTGGAACTGTAAACAGACTCTTCGACAGAGTCCAGGCAGCTGACCCAACGCTGATCGCCGAGATCGGACAGGAGTCATTCGAGCAACTACAGAACATCTTCGCAGAGATTGGCGGCAAGGTCAACGTCGTATCTAAGTACCATATGTTTAGCGACACGGCCACAGCACTGCGACATGCTTACATGCTTGTTGAGAAGGCGACCCCAGAAGCTACGTCAAGGTATGCAGACGATGAGGCCCGACTTGTAACGGTAAACATTGATGATAATGTTAGCTCCAGTGTAGCCCGCAGAGCCGGGTCGTACGGAGACGTCGCTGCTATTAAGCGCCAGCTTCAGAGAATGGCCAGCAACCCTAAGGCCCCAAGAGGATATGTCAAGATTCTCAACAAGCTTATTGACGGTCTTGATAATACAAACAACCTTGACGATGTCCGCGCTATGTGGGCGAAGACCGCAGCGGATGAGCTCGACGACGTTAGGGCTTTCGGCGGCACTAAGAACCACAAGGAGATCTACGAGTTCCTACGCGAAGCCGTCGACCAGGGGCTTACATCCAAGAAGCTTTCAGACCGTCAGATCGCCAGACTTTCGTCAGCCCTTCGTATCATGGGCTACGAGGGAGACTTCATTGCGGGTCTTAATAACGGCGCGTACAGGGTTGCCCTTGCGCCAACCAACAACATGATCTACAAGCCTTCCTTCCTTGAGACAGCTACTGCTCAGGGCGGAAAGAAAGCAGGCATGTTCTCCAACAAGATTGTCCCGTTCATCGACAACACCAGCGAAAGCGTAATCAAGGTGTCAAAGAGAATGGTGAAAAACCCAGAGTACAAGTCCACATTCCTTCAGGAGTTTGGCACAAAGATGTTTAGCGACATCCCCCAGAAGTACATTACGGCATCTATCAGACGGAGGATGGCTTCGTACCTAGCACGCGGTGGCCTTGGCGAAGAGGCCGTAGATGCAGTGCTTGACGATCTTGTCCAGAGAGGTATCGCCAATGGAGTGTCCGCAAGAGGCCTTGAGACCACCGAGCATTACACAGCGTTCAAGAACGCTATCGATAGAGTCGGTGGTGTTGGTGCTTACGAGAACTTTGTCCAGTCATACATGCGCAACACCGCTGATGGGGCAACGCAGTTCAATCCCACAAGGGCGGTTATGTACGCCTTCCGTGGAGATCTGGCGACCATCGGAGGAACGCAGTACCTGACCGGTGGCGCAAAGGTGTGGGCTCCGTGGATTGCTGGGTACACCGACAGGATCTACCCAACGCTCAAGTTTAAGATGAACCCAATCTACTTTGTCCAAGAGTGGCTTGAAAGCCCAACTCTAAACGCTGCTCGAGGTGTAGATGTTGATACCCTAGCCAGCATTAGCCGAGACGGTGCAGTGTCCAACGTGAGCGCTGGACAGCTGAGGAACCTAAGTGATGTCGGCCCTGAGACTCAGAACTATTTGGACAACGTCAACTTCCTAGCTGTGTTCCGAAACGACGCCATTGCACAGGCGACCACTGGGCGATACGACGATGTGGTCGCAGCTACTGGCCTGTGGCAAAACATTAAGACTGGCCGGTCCCTTGGAAAGCTTGCTCAGAATAAGGAGAAATACCGAGACGCATTGGCACTCGACCTTACTGCAAAGACGTTCTCTGAGACGCTAAGAAACAGAGACTTCAACACCTGGTCAGCCCTAGCTGCACACTACGGCACGACCGACGCCCGCGCGATCTTCACTAACTACGTGAACTACAGGTTGCGACTTGGCGATACGAAGCGTGTGCTCTCTGACATCGAAGCCTCTAGGCCGGCAGGAGTTGGATTCAATCGCATCCCCGATCCAGAAGGCAACATCAGGTTCGCCGCTAAGGTAGAGCTGATCACTGGAAACAGCAGGCTCCCTGAAGAGTTGGCCGGCCAGTTTGGCGGGCAGAACCTTGGCCCAGAGGAACTCTTTGAGTACTACGTCCAGAACCCACACATCTGGAGAGCAGAGCTGGACAAGCACATGATCTCCCTACAGGACGCTGGCTACGACATGACTGAGATCCTACCTGTTGCTGAGACCCTTCGCAAGAGGATCATCAGGCTGGAGGATGCCATGAAGGAGCAGGCCTACGTCCCAGAAGATATGCGTGGCCTACTCTCCACCGCCGGCCTTGCCGATGCATCTGACAAGCTGGGCGAGGTACTCAATAGGCTTGACATCCAGAGCATTGAGCTGATTCACAAGCAGTCTGCTCTCAGGACTTTGGCCAGCGCGTCTGGCATGATCAACCCTGAGGCAATGACAGACCTTGGCGACATGGTGGTGCAGACCCTGCTAGTTGGCAAGGGCTTCTCGACTGAGGCACAGAACGTTATCGACGCTGTGAACAGATCCATTGACGCTGCTAAGAGCGGTGGCGCCAACATGTTCACGGAAGGGCGGGCGTTCTCTGAGGCTGTAAGCAATGCCATGCGGGCAGAGATTGCAGCTGATCCGAGCCTAATCAAAGTGTTCCAGGAGAACAGCCTGGAGATCATCTCCAACCGCAGCGCAGAAGAGACCGTGTACAATGCGTTCCAGTACGCATACACCAAGGCTCTCGAGCAAGCAAACAAGACGACATACTACGCGTCTCAACGCTCGTTCTTCGAGAGGACCATCAACCACCCAATGCTTGGATTCTACCCATACAGCTACATGTTCAAGAAGATCCTGCCCGAGTTTGTCCAGCTGCTCTTCAAGGGTGGCTTTGGCGTCAAGGCCCCGGGCGCTGGATACTCAGCGTACATGAATGTCCGCGACTACGTAGAGTCCCAGATCGAAGAGGACCCATCGTTCCGCCGTGCGCTTGAGGCAAAGCCTGAGATGATGTACATGGCAACGATGCTCTTCCCAGGCGTGCCGTGGGATCTGTCCGTTGTGCCGCCGGTGTGGGCAAGAAACGCATACAAGCGCATCATGACAGACCAGGACATCACTCTCCAGAACATCCTCATTGATGACACCCTAAGCAGATTCTCTGACTTTGGACCATTCACTGCAGTGCCTTTGGCAATCGAAGGTGGCCTGCAAGCATTTGAAGATAATAGCCCGAAGCCTATCAGACGGGTTCCGTCTGCATTCCCTTCGAGCTTGGATTAAAAGGAGGTCAAAGTGACCGACGAAGTCGTGCTGAACGACCAGGACCAGTCGCAGGTCGAGCCTGCCACTGACCAGGATAACGACATCACCACTTGGAAGAAGCGTCTCGCTGGTAAGGACCAGGCTCTGACGGCTACCAAGAAGCAGCTGGATGAGATCAAGGCTGAATACGAAAAGGTTCAGACTTGGAAGCTCCAGATGGAAGAGGCAAGTCTCACAGAGTTTGAACGTGCGCAGCGACGCATCGCCACTTTGGAGAACGAACTTAAGGCTACTCGGGAGTCCGAGAAGCGTGAGCGACTGGCCAAGGAATACCCAACCTACGCTTCGTGGGCTTCGAAGGTGGAGGCTCTCTCCGATGAGGAGCGTGCCGCTGAGTTCGAAGCATTCATGAAGACAGGCGGTGCTCCTAAGCAGGAGTTCACAGATCCAAACAAGCCAGCGAAGGAAGTTCCTTCCGCTGGGAAAAAGCGCTCGGCCGATCAGATTGTTAAGGACATCGCTGCCCTTGGCAATCCTTGGGGCGAGTAACAAAAGGAGTAAATAGTAATGGCAACGCAGACGCGAGCCACGCTTGATGCTGGCTCATCCAATGCTTATTCTGCGCTCATTACGGAGCTCGTATCTTCGCAGGCTCAAGAGAACCTGCGCGACCGACTGGTCCATGCGATGCCGGGGAACTACACCTCGGGTCGCTTCCAGAAGGGCAGCAACGAGATCCGCTATGCGCGCTACCCAGACCTGACGCCGCTCGGAATCGGCGACACCCTTACCGAGGCTGGCGCCCCGGCTGAGTATGATCTCACGATCACGACTGAGTCCTTCGTGCCACGCCAGTACGGTAAGGTTCTCAAGATCTCAGATCTTGCGCAGCTCGACAGCCCGCATGACCTGATCGCAATCGCGTCGGAGCGCCTCGCTCGTGCCGCTACGGAGTCGATGGACACCATCATCCGTGACGTCATCAAGCAGGGCACCAACGTCCGCTACGCTGCAGGCCGCGCTTCCCGCGCAACTGTTGCGTCGACGGATAAGTTGACCGGCCTTGAGATCAAGCAGACTGTTGCACGCATGAAGGCCGCTAACATCCCAACCTTCGCGGACGGGTTCTATCGCGCCATCATCAGCCCAGCTGTTGAGTTTGACCTCCTGACGGACACGACCGATAACGGCTTCCTTCAGGCAACCAAGTACACCAAGTCGCTCGACCTCCTTAACGGAGAAATCGGGACGTACGCTGGTGTCCGTTTCTTGGTCACCCCGAACGCAGCGACGTTCACGGGCGGCGTTGGTGGTGCACTCACCATCCACTCGTCGTTCTTCTTCGGTCCAGACGCCTACATCGTAGGCGACAGCCAGACGCTCCAGAGCTACTTCGTGGCTCCGGGCGGCGACCACAGCGATCCAATCGCCCAGGTTGCAACGCTTGGCTTCAAGATGCGCTTCGGTGCGATCCTCCGTGGCGAGGGCACGACCGGCGAGTTCGATGGTAGCAATACCTCGACTGGCCAGCCGCGATACCTCCGCGTGGAGTCGGTTGCTTCGACGCTCTAATCGTAACTAGGGAGTGGGGGTCGGGCTTCGGCCCGGCCCCCGCAACCGCAAGGAGACCTTATGCCTATCACACTACAATCACTCAGGACTATAGTACGGCGAGACCTGCGTGACTCTGGTGCCACTAAGACATGGAGTGACGACGAAGTCAACGACATGATCAAATGGGGTACGCAGGAGGTCTCGCGCATCCGCCCACAGGAGATTTATGAAGAAGTTGCTTACACAGCTCCTGCCGTTGGGGCTTTCTTTACTATCGACACACTCACGCTTGACACTGTTTACCGCGTTGACGCGTATAAGAGCGGGAAGCTTGTGGCTTCAGTCCCTTTTGCCATCGATGCCCAGGCTACTGGTGGATGGGACTTCCTTAATGGAAAGCTGCACATGCCACCCTATCTCGTCCTGCCTAACGGATCTACACTGCGGGTGTTTGGATACAAGCACTATACGCAGCCCACGTCTGACTTGTCCTCTATCGAGCTCGACGACGATGGTATTAACGCCGTGCGTGCCTGGGTCCAGAAGGAAGCAATGTTCATGCTGATCTCTGACCGCGTCCGATTCCAGCAATGGCAGGTCGCAGCAGGGGCTTCAGACACTAACAGCATTCAGTTGGCCCAGCTTTACAGTGCGGCAGAGCGACGCTGGTCTAGTATCTCTAAGGCTGTACGCCGCGTAAGGAAGACACCCTAATGGATCTTAGCGCAGCAGTAACCATCCAGCGTCCTGGGGCTGCGCCCTTGGACATCAATAGCATCCGCGACCCAAATGCGATTGGGTCTGCGCCTGTTTCTGGGTACATGATTGAGCAGGTAGACTTCTCATCTGTTCCGATTACTGCGTTCACAGAGGACACCCCGCTAGTGGACGGAGTTGACAGCTACGATCCGTACCTGTCGGCCCGCACCATTAACATCGCTCTGTCCGTATACGGCAGCAGCTATGGTGATTTCTGGGACAAGATTACTGCGCTAACCGCAGCCTTCCAAGCACAGCCAAAAGCGGCAGACACCGGAACATACCCAGCCCTTGGGGCAGATGGCCAGCGAAAGCTGTCGTTCACGCAGCCAAGAGTGGGTGGCACCTACAGCCTGTACATGATGGTACGCCCAATGGCACTGCCACGATTCATGACCGACGCGAACTCAGCTGCAGGCGACGCTAACCGTGGCTACTCCGTTCGCTGCACCATCTCCCTTATGGCAGAGGACCCATACAAGTACTTTGCCACAGAGAGAACTGTATCCAGGACTGGCAGCGGAAACCTGTCCGTTGTCAATGATGGGACAACTATTGCATGGCCCGTCGTGCACTGGAACGTAACCTCTACTACCACCGTGTCTGTAACTCTAGGAAGCGAAACAGTCGAGCACACCAACGAGGCAGACAACGTTACTGACACCTTTAAGACTGCGACCTCAACTGACTCAGCCACACTTACTAGCTACGAGTTCTTTAGCATCCCGCCCGGAACTTCAGAAGTGCAGGTTGTTGGCCAGGCGGGACAGACGGTAAGCATTACTATTAGGGAGGCAATCCTCTAGTGGCAGCTAAGAACATTGTAGTAATCAGACAGCGCAACGCGTACAATGCCTCCGATGAGTTCTGGCAGGGTGCGCCTGTTGCTGTAATCACTGACGCTCGAGACATTGGCGTGCAGTTGTACGCCAACGATAGCGGATCCATGTTCTTCACCTTGCCAGTTGACCACCCAGTCCTGCCACTAATCGACCCACTTAATCAGCACTACGTTGTGCAGCGCTGGAATGGCAATAGCTATGACACCATCCAGTCTGGGTTCATCACCGACTACGATGCCAGCGCCAACGAGGTAGTCATCAATGGCGTGGATTACATGACCACGCTGAACAAGTACTACACCCCAATCCATGGCCCAGCTCTAGGTGACAAAGCCATCCCAAGTGCAGACACCACGCCAATCCTGTCTACTACGCCAAGCGCAATCATTTCAACAGCGGTATCAAGGGACCGGGCCAAGTCATCCGAAGGGTACGCTGTGTCATCAACGGACTCTACCTATAAGAACGTTGGTAAGATTTCTGCGTTTTCCGGCGTAGCACAGGCGGCTGGCGGGTCAACTGCTGGGCTTCCAAGTGGAACAAGAGACGCGATTACGGTTGAGTACGAAGAGGTTGGGACTGCCCCGAACAATGTTAAGACGGGGACAGTCATCCTCAAGGGGGCTCTGTATATCTGGAGAAGCTCGGCAGCTAACACTTTCCAGGAAGGAGAGACAGGCAAACTCATCGAGGGAAACTTCTCTATTGGGACTGGTACTGGCTCTTCTGACAGGGGCAGGATCGGATTTATTATTAGCGCTAATCCAGGGGGCCCACTTGCCAGGGTTGAGTTTGATCCATACATCGCTCCTGACACTACCGACATCGGTGTCTCTGGATTCGGGTACGGTGCACTGAACTTCAATGTCAAGCTTCGTCCGGTATCTAACTACAACTCAGGATCAGAAGACCACACAGGTTCAGATCTAAACAGAACATTCTCTATCCTTTCTGAGGGTGTGAGCTATGAGTTCTATGTAACTCCGTATTACTACGGAAACCTAAGCCCATCAGACGCAACGGCAGACTTCGACCAGTACATCTGGGGCGCAACTACTCGCGCACCTGAGTCTACGTTTACTGCTGGGCTTCAGACTAACAACATTAGAGACGCATTTGATGACCTGCTCGATCCGAATGATCCAGCTAACATCATGGACCGAAGTGATGACTATCCAAACATTTCACCAGCCCCAGTACCACTAATCAAGTTCATGTCACTAGAGCATCTAGGAACAAACACAACAACCAGACACCCGTACGTAACAGCAGGTCAAGGCCCGGTAGACTTCATGCGTGACTTGGCAGATATCGAGATGGGGTCTAGAACTAATGGCGAGAAGGTTGTGTTTAACTTCTATGGGGTACCCTCCGCGTCGCCTGACGGTAAGAAGCTAAGTGTACACCACTCTGTCTCGCCAAACCCACAGGCTACTATCATTTACCCTGGTCAGATCCTAGACTACAACGTAACAAACAAGCGTAGCGCCAAGGTCACCTCAGCCAGGGTGATCCCTACCACGGACTTCCTTATCGGCTCCAGCACAGAAGGCTCCGCAGGTTCCAAGACCAAGGGTGCCGTGAAGAACCCGGCAAGTGGCATAACTAGTGCCAGCCCTGCCCTACCTACCGTTACCAGCCAGGGCGGATTCCTTTCTGCTGACGCAGCTGGCAACTTCGCGCAGGGTATCATCAACGACTTCGGCGAAGACGCAGACACGCAAATGGTTAAGGTTTCTTTACGAACAGAACAGTTCGGACCCATCGGCGTTACTGGTACGCCTAAGCTTGGAGAGACTGTTCGTGTGGTTGTTCGCCGTAAAAACGTTACGGTCGGTGGCGACGAGCTGTCTGGCCTCTATAACGTTGGCGGCATGCAGTGGCTAGCTAAGATCGACGGTACGGAGCGGCTTGCTTTGGATCTAATCAAGCCCAACAAGTTCAAGGGCGCAGCCATTACATGGGATCGCAAACCCAACCCAACCCCGGAGCCATCAAACGATAGGCCGCCACAGCCGGGCACCCCGCCGCCACCAGCTCCACCAAAGCCACCGAAGCCTGGCCCAAGCGGCACGGCAGTCCCAGGGATCCCGCGCATTGCTGGCCGCGTAGAGAGGTACCAACTGTGACCCGCGGGCAGTTCGAGATCCTTCTGTCCAAGCTTGACGAGATCGACGTCCGTATCCGCGCCTTGGAGATTGACGCAGCTGGGAACAAAGCTGTGCGGAAGGCTAGACAAGCAGGTGATCTAGAGGCAAAATGGAAGGCAGGGATCGTGGCGTCCATTGTGGGCGGACTCGTAACCCTTGCAGCCAAGGTGTACGACGCCTTGACAAACGGAGGTAAGTAATGGCAAAGGCTAACCTAGTAGATCGCGTGGGCGAACTCAAGGAGCAGGGCCTGTCCTTCTC